AAGTGATATGGATGTTGATGATACTATGCAAACAATTAATTTTCTTGGTCGTTCTTTCAAATTATATATGTCTCAATGTTTAGCTCCTTTGGATATGGATACTATTAAAGAAATGTTATATTGGAAAAGAGGAGATGAACAAGAAGAAATAGTTTTTAAAAGTACACTTGATTCTTTCTATAATGAATTATTTCATCATGGTAAAGAAGAATATTATAAAACAGGTTATGAACTAATAACAAAAATTGAAGAAGAATTTGGTAAAGAACATTATTTATATAAAATGGCAAATAATAGCTTTTTGCCTTTTACTGCTATATTTAATAGATGCTACAAAAATGTTTCTCTTGATCAACAAAATAAACATGTTGAAGCCAGAGTAACTTTACATAGTGCTAGATTAGCAGTGGAACCTGGACGAAATGTACAATTTACAGAACGTGCTTCTAATGAACCTAACACTACACAAGAAGAGCAGTTAGGAAATATTGAAGATGTAGCACCTGTGGAATATACAAAAATAATGGGACCTTATCAACTACCACATCAAACAACAAATATGCAAGAATTTACCTATGAAGAGCAGTTAGCACGATTATATGAAGTTGCCACTATAGTATGGACGTCTACTTCAGCTACTGGTACGCAATTGGGAGTTGTTTCTTTTCCTGAGATAATTCTTAATCAACCTTACATGGTTAATTGTACAAGTAATTATGCTAGATTTAAAGGAGGGATTCGTTTGTCTGTACGTGTTATTAGTAATAAATTCACATATGGTAAAGTTCTAGTGTATTATTATCCTAATGGAAATATAGGTAATCCTACAACAAATCTCATTAGTATACAACAAATGAGTGGTATGCCACATATCTTAGTTTCTGCTTCAGAAGGCAATGCTGTGATATTTGATGTTCCTTTTATTAGCCAAAAAAGAGCATTAGATACCACTAACTATGCTAATGGAGAGATGGGTATTTTTGTTTTTGCCGTTTTAAATCCTTTAACTGATATAAATGATCAAGTAGCTTCTGCTACATTAGCAGTTCAAGCTCAGTTTATAGATCCAGTTATGTTCTTTCCTTATACTAACACTAGTGGTAAAATGGATGATTATTCTGAAAATAATGAAATTCCCGAGTTAACACAGAAGCTAACAAAGGTAACATTACATAGTAGTCAACGATTAAAAGAAGCAGAATTAAAAGCAACAAATAATACTATATCAAATAGTTTGTCTGTAATGTCTGATGTAACTGCAAGAATGTCCGTTTTACCTATGTTGGGAAAACAGATGGGTATGGTTTCTGAAGGATTTAGTAACTCAGCAAGGGTTGCTAAGATGTTAGGATTAAACAAACCTAACACTTTAGATATGAATACACTTGTTAAGATTAATCCATTTAGTGACTGGAATTATGGTTCTGGTATAAATGCTTTTCCTAAATTGTCAGTTGATCCTGAAAATAGTGTAACTACTAAACCAGTTGCTTTAGGAGTAGAGAGAGATGAAATGGATATATTGACTTATGCTGTTACACCAATGATTGCGAATTATGTGACTATGAATCAAGGTAATACAGGAATAGCATTGTCAAGTCTAGGTGTTCAAGATGGAACCTATGTTGATACTATTTCTAGTCTTTTTGCATATGTTTCAGGTTCATTTAAATATAAAATTTATATTACTGCAAGTTTATTCCATTCAGTACGTCTTGTTTTTTACATCAATAATAGTACAGCAACTAAAACTAGATGGCAAGATTGTATGCACCGTATAGTTGATGTTCAAGGTGATACTGAAGTAGAGATGACTATACCATTTTTAGATTCTCAATTTATGACAAAAGTAGGACCTACAGCTGGAGCAGCTTTATTATGTAGCGTTTTAGGATGGTCACAACCAGATATGGCAGCTGCTTGTCCTATATATTTGGTTATATATAAAGCTGCTGCTAAAGATTATGAGGTGGGAGCACCACAAGAGGTAATATTGCAGTTGACTAGTTCTGAAATGTCTTCTGAGCCTGAATATACATCAGTGACTTTACATGTTTGTCCTAGAGATGATTTTATGCATGATTTTGAACCTATTCATCCTAAGTGTAAATATTATTTTCATGAAAATTTATTTCATGGTGAGAAAGTTAAAAGTTTGAGAGATTTATTTAAAAAATTTCATCCTTATACCACTATGACTGCCACTACTTATTATTTGACGGATCCAACACCTATAACATTAAGTGGTCATACATATATGTTGGGTTTAGAAGCATTACAGTCTTTATTTTTAGGATGGAGAGGTTCTCGAGGCGTTAGAGTGTATGCAAATGATACATCTGCTTTTAGTCAAGCAATGGTTATGGCATATAGTAGTAGTATCAGTGGTAACGTACCAGGTATTGCTATATCCACGCCAGATAATCCAGTTCTAG